ATTAACAAGACCATTAGCGATGAGCGACGCTGAAGGTGGTTCTAAAATTAGTTCACGCGCTGATGATATTTGGTGTATTCATAGATATGTAGCTCACCCTACTGATTGGATGTATAGTAATATTCACGTTCTAAAAATAAAGGAAAATGAAACAGGCGCAAGACCCACCACGTTCGAACAGCCGATACAACTTAGAATGAAGATAAATAATGTAGGTTTTGAGTATATGGGTAAAGATTTAATGCACGATAATAAAACAATACAAAAATTAGCTGTATGATACTTATAGGACTTTTATTAATTATTGCTTTTGTGTTTATTATAACAGGTCAATACAAAGGCGCAGATATTATTATTAGTCCTATTAAAGGTATAATGTTTGGCTTTTTATATCACAAAGAACAATACGAACAAGAAGATGAAATTACCTTACAATGTTTGTTAGGTATAATTAGTATTAATGTGATATGGATAAACCAACTGAATGGCTAGCTAAAGTAGCTGAAAGGCACAAAGAATGGATAGCTATTGTAAAAAGTTTTGGCGAGTATGATTATGCTGAGGACTTAGTACAGGAGATGTACTTAACTATTTATAAGTATGCAGACGAAAGCAAGGTTATTAGAAATGGTGTCGTTAGTAGGGGGTATTGTTACTTTACTTTGCGTTCTCTTTATTATCAGTATTATAATAGTAAAAGAAAAGTTAGTAAAGTTTCTATTGATGATGACGAAGTTACCTTACAAATCCCAAACGATTCGCAAATGGATGAACAAGTAGCTTTTCATAAAATATGCACAATGATAGATGAACATATTGAAGGATGGAGATGGTATGAAAAAAAATTATTTACTTTGTATAGAGACTCAGATTTAAGTATTAGAGGAATAGCATCAGAAACTAATATAAGTTGGGTTAGTATATTTAATTCATTAAAAAATGCAAAACAAGAATTGAAAGATAAATTTCAAGAAGATTACGAAGATTACAAAAATAAAGATTATGACAGAATTTAAAGGTGACAAACGTACAAAAGAGTACAAACAGTGGAAAGCTAAACACGCGGCAGCAAGCGAAGGGCTTGGCGATACTGTAGAAAAAATTACAAAAGCTACAGGTATAAAGAAAGCAGTTAAATTTTTAGCTGGTGAAGATTGCGGTTGTGATGAACGTAAAGTTAAATTAAATGAAATGTTTAGGTATAAAAAGCCTGAGTGTTTAACAGAAAGTGAGTTTGACTTAATCAAAATGGCTGTAGATACTAAAAAACACAAATTTACACCAGAAGAGCAAGAAACGTATAAAAGAATATACGAAAGAATATTTAAAACCAAAGTTGAATGTACGCCCTGTAGTTTTGCTAAAGTAGTATGGAAAGACTTACAGGCTGTATATAACCAATATTTGTGAAAGAAAAAGAACTCTTTGAGTATCTTATAGGTTGTTGTTACCCTGATTTGGTTTGGGCAAAAAGCCAAATGAGTAGATGGGATTGCTATAGTCCTGAAACATATCATAGAATAGAGTTAAAATGTAGAGGTAAACATTACGATACTTTACTTATTGAAAAAAAGAAATACGATGCTATGATAGAAAAATGTGATGACAATTTAGATATACCAATGTATATAAATTCAACACCTAAAGGAATATATAGATTTAATTTGTATATTGTTAAACCAGTTTGGGAAATACAATATCACAATAAAACAACAGAGTTTGGAAATAAAAATAAAATACCAAAGGAAATTGCGATGCTACCAGTAGTAGATGCAGAAATAATAACTAACAATGAACAAGAAAATTGACAACCTTAAAGAACTAGAGTATTATACTAATTACAACCTAGTAAGCGAAGTAATACTTAAATTAAAAAAGAAGTACCCTGACAACATTACTTTAAACGATTCAACCGCCGCTTTAGTGCAGATAGGTTATTATGTACAAAATCTTATATCGGATAGGTTTTTTTACGATCAATCACTTTCTGAGTACAGATCAGATAAAATACGAGCAGTTGAAAGAGCAAGAACAGCTGAAAAAAAGGTAGCTGAGTTAGAAGAAGAAATACAAAAACTTAAAACTAGAATAGATGTTGGTATTTAAAATAATACTCGGTTATATTACTTTAAGAATAATAGAAGGTATGTTAGTTAAGGAATTTTATAATATGAAAAAAAATGAGTGATAGTTTACGAAAGTGGGTTGAGATGCAGTTTGGCGATAGATGGACAATGGACAGCACCTATAAAGATAGGTATAAAGACGTAATTGTAGAATTGGTAATTAGTAAAATGAGGGAGCGTAGCAGGGATGGAATAGTTAAATATGGAACAACCCTTTACGATAGCCCTGATGGATTCTATAAGTTCCTAAACCATTTGCAGGAAGAACTAATGGATGCAGTATTGTATATAGAAAAATTAAAACAACAGAAATTAAATAAGCTACATTTGTAAAAATGCAGCACGATTTAAGGTTAGCTCAGCAGGCTTTAGTAGTGGCACTTACTAGAATAGAAAAACTAGAAGAAAAAGTTTTTGAAAAAGAGAAAGATGTTAAATAATTGTTTATATTTACAAAAAAGAACGATATGCAATTTAATTACATTCAATATTTATGGTCTGAATACACAGAGGAAGAACTCTATGGTATTATTAATGGTGGAGGTTTAGAATTTGACAAAGTAAAAGCTAAACAAGAGTTAGATAGAAGAATAGAAGAACAAACAGAATTTTTAGAATTATGATCACACTACTAAATGGAGAAACCTATCTAAAAGAAGAAATAGTAGGTATGGCTCACAATGACGATTTTTACTATGGACATCTTGGACAGTATGCTTTAAGTAGTTCGTCTCTTAAAACACTTCTAAAGAGTCCTAAGACGTATAGAAACATTCTGAAGTACGGAGATCCTAACGGAGATAGCCCTGCATTATCAGCTGGTAAGTTAGTGCATTGGATGATACTTGAGCCTCATAAGATAGACGCTTTACATTTTGTAGATGCTTCTACAAAGAACACTAACAAATATAAAGACGCTAAAGAAAAATATGGAGAAGTGTTCCTTAAAAAAGAAAGAAGTGCAGCAGAAAGATTAGCAGATGCAGTATTAAGAAACGAAGCAGCGTTAAAACTATTAAGTAAATCGGAGTTTGAAGTTCCTGCTGTAGAAATGATAGAGGGACTCGCATTTAGAGGAAAAGCAGACATAATTCAAGACAACGTAATAATTGATTTAAAAACTACAGCTGAATTAAATACATTTAGATATAGCGCAGACAAATATGGTTACGATTTACAAGCGTGGTTATATCTTAAATTGTTTAATAAAGAAAAGTTTGTCTTTTTAGTAATTGACAAAGCAAGTACTGATATAGGAATATTTGATGTGAGTGAAGAGTTTTTAGCAAGAGGCGAAAACAAGTTTAGACAAGCAATAGACAATTACAAATATTTCTTTCAAGAAAATAATGATTTAGATCAATATGTAATGAGAGGAATATTATGAAAATAGAACTAAAGAACAATATAAGTAAAGATAAATATACTAAGTATGTTTGCGAATCATTTGACATACAAGATAGTGATCAATCTAAAGTTACTATCGAAGCAAATCTAGATAATATACCAAAAGACTTTAATATAGGAGTTGTTTACGGAGGTAGTGGAAGCGGAAAAACAACAATACTAAAACACTATTTTAATAAAGAAATAGATAGAAGTTACTTTGATAATCAAAAGTCATTAGTGTCTAATTTTGATTGGTTAGAACCTAACGATGCTACAATGTTATTGTCATCTATGGGTTTATCTTCTGTACCAGCTTGGCTAAGGCCTTTTAATGTTTTGTCTAATGGAGAGCAGTATAGAGCAAATCTAGCATATATAGTTGGTAAAGCTAAAACTGACGAAACTATACTTGTAGATGAATATACAAGTGTGGTAGATAGAGATGTAGCAAAAGCTATGAGTAATGCGCTACAGAAATATATAAGAAGAAACAATAAAAAAATAGTTTTAGCCAGCTGTCATTTTGATATAATGGAATGGCTTCAGCCTGATTGGATTTATTCACCACAAAAAGGTCGTCTTGAGATAGCGACACATCGAAGGCAAAGACCAAGAATTGAACTTCAGATATTTCGATGTAGATATGAAACTTGGAATTTATTCAAAACACATCATTATTTAACTGAAGATCTAAATAAAGCCTGTAAAAATTTTATAATACTATATAATGATAAACCGGTTTGTTTTGTTGGAATATTGCCAATGCCTTCAGGCACAATTAAAGACGCATATAGAATAAGTAGAATTGTAGTTTTACCAGATTTTCAAGGTCTTGGTATTGGAATGAAAATATTAAATTTATTTGGCTCAATGTATAAAACAGACAACAAGAACTTATATATTAAAACAAGCAATCCGTCTTTGTTTATAGGTATGAGCAGAAATAAAGATAATTGGAAGTTAATATCAAGTCAAGACGATATAGAAAAAGTAAAAAAAGAAAATCAAAGATTCTTAGATAGAGAAAAGAAAGGAGAGATTGTTTTTGATTTAAGAGCTGGTATGAAACTAAAAAAAGAAAGTGTTACTAAATCTTACAAATATATAGGCCAAAAACACGAAGGAGACATTAGTATAATTAAATTTAAAACAGAAGTTTACAAAGACGTATCACAAAATCAAATAAGTTTATTTTAAAATGGAGAATTATTACAATAACAAAATCAATGAATTAGTATCAAAAAATACAGATAGAAAAAGAACTATAATGGACATAGACGGCATTATAAGTAAGTATGGTTGTAATTTAGTTTTAATGTATGACTATAAATCAATAAACGACAAGACAACTATTAATACGTTAGATATTTTATCTAACTTCAGCAATATAAAGTTGAATGACGGTCGTACAGTAAAAACTTTTGTAATAAATGAAAAGAAAGACAGATATTATGTTACAGAGGTAAAATATTTACAGTTTGTTACAAAACACAAAAGCGATTATATAGAAAAAACGTATGAAATATTTAAAGGTCAAGAGCAGATATTAGTAGACTTCTTTTCTCCTGAAAAGCACGAACAAATAAAAGAATTATTAGATAAACAAGTAGCAATAGTATGAAATATAAAGACTGTAAAACAAGAGAAGAAAAAGTTGAGTTTATTTTAAAAATGAACTTAACAGATAATCATAAAAAAATAGTTACATTTGATCAAATATCTTTATCTACTTTAGATATTATTCACTCTATATATAGTGGAGAGAAATTAGAGGAGAAGAAAAGATATGTTCCAAAGTACATAGAACACAAAAAATATTGAATAAAGATATAATAGAAGAGTTTTATAACCTTGCTTTGATAGATATAGCTAACGGAAGAAGTATTACAGAACTAGAAGAGGCTATAGACCTATATGAACAAGCAGAAGAATATGAAGCGTGTGCAGGAATATTAAAAGCAATACACGAATCAGGATTTATGACAATAAAAGATATAATTAATAAAATAGAAGATGACAAACACTCAAAAAATAGTTAGACAAATAGTAGAAGATTACTATAAACTTGATATTACCAAAGTAACAAGACGTAGACCTTACATAGAAGCAAGAGCGGTATATTACAAATTACTAAGAGACAACACCCATTACTCGCTAAACACAATAGGGCAAACAATGGGCAAAGATCACGCTACTGTATTATATTTTACAAGAAAAGCTAAAGACTGGTTACTATATGACAAAGAGTTTGAGCAAGACTTTTTAGCTCTAAGCAAAAGATTTAACAAAGCTAAAGAACTAAACCCTGAAGCGTTTACAAAGTCTGAAACATTAGAAGGCTACTGGGAAGGCGAATACACTAAATTAGATAAAAAGTATAAAGAACTTGAAGTAAGATATAAGTACTTGCAAGCACAACTAAAGAAAGTAAAACCTGAATTAGCAGAACAGTTTTAATGATTACTGTAAATTGTTTAAGTGGAGGTAAAACCTCATCTTACATTTCAGCAAACTATCCTGCTAAATATGATGTATTCGCTTTAGTAAGAATTGAACACGAACAGTCAAAGTTTCCTGACAAGAAAATAAGACAAGAGGTAGAAGATAGAATACAAGCACCTTTTATAGCGACTGCAGAAGATGATATGATAATTTATACAATGTTAGACCTTGAGCAATATATAGGAAGAAAGATTACTTGGGTTACAGGAAAAACATTTGACGAGGTTCTTGAAACAGCAGGTACACTTCCCGACCCATTAAGAAGATACTGTACTACACAAATGAAATTAGAACCAATATTTGAATGGTGGAGAAAAACAATAAATATACCTTGTGAGTTTAGATTAGGATTTAGAGCAAACGAAACAAAACGTGCAAATAGAACTACTGAAAAAACAAACAATAATGGTTTTCTTGAAATGAAAGCAGTTGTTGGAAAAAGAAAGACAAGAAATAAGTGGGGAATGATAGAATGGCAAAAACCTACTTATCCTTTAATACAAGATAACATTTACAAAGATACTATAGAGCAATATTGGAAAGACAAACCTGTAAGATTTGCTTGGATGAATAATTGTGTAGGATGTTTTCACAAGAACCCATTATTAATAAGAAAGATGTGGGATAAACATCAAAATAAATTAAATTGGTTTGCATCTAAAGAAAGAATTAAACACAATAAAGACGTTTGGTATAAAGAAAAAAATTTATCTTTTAGTGAGATAAAACAATGGAATTTACAAGTAGAATTGTTTGATGATGATTTTAATGAATGTGATTCAGGATATTGTGGAGTTTAACAAACTATTAAAAAGTTTATTGTATAATTAATTAATTAATCTTTTTTAATTATGGATGGTAGAAAGAATAATGGAGGACATTCTACAAAAGGATTCGCAGGAAGAAAACCTAAATCTGATGAAATAAAACTTGTAGAAAGGTTATCACCATTAGAAGATACTGCATTACAAGCTTTAAAAACAGGTGTAGAGTCTGGCGATATACGTTGGATTAAACTTTACTTAGAATACTACATAGGCAAACCAAAAGAAACTAAGGATATTACAATCAATGAGGACTTACCATTGTTTGTAGACTAGTATGCGTATTAAGCAAACTATTGCGACTAAAAAACTTAGAAAGCTAAATAGTAGGATACGAATTGTTAATGGTGGAACCTCAGCAAGTAAAACGATATCTATATTAGCTATCTTAATAGACTATGCAGCAAAAAATCCTAACAAAGAAATAAGCGTAGTAAGTGAAAGTATACCTCACTTGCGTAGAGGCGCTTTAAAAGACTTTCTAGGAATCTTAAAAGGCCAGCAAAGATATAATGACAATCAGTTTAATAAAAGTACTTTAAAATATAATTTTACTAATGGTAGTTATATTGAGTTCTTTAGTACTGATCAGCCTGACAAATTAAGAGGTGCAAGACGTACTGACTTATATATTAACGAGTGTAACAATGTTCCTTTTGATGCTTATACACAATTAGCAGTAAGAACAAGCGGTGTTATATGGTTAGATTACAACCCTTCTAACTTGTTTTGGGTAGACAAAGAACTAATAGGCAAACCTGATACTGATTACATTACATTAACTTATAAAGACAACGATGCGTTACCTGAAAGCATTGTAAAAGAAATAGAAAAGGCTAAAGAAAAAGCTAAGACTTCAACTTACTGGGCTAATTGGTGGAAAGTGTACGGACTTGGCGAACAGGGTAGCCTTGAAGGAGTGTGCATACCTGATTGGAAAGAAATAGATGTAATACCAGAAACTGCAAGACTGTTAGCATACGGAATGGACTTTGGCTATAGCGTGGATCCTACTACGTTGATAGGGCTTTACAAATGGAATGATGCTTATATATTTGATGAAGTGCTATATAAAAAGGGTATGCTTAATAGAGATATTAGTAGATTCTTAAACCAGCTGGATATAAAAGAAAACATTATAGCAGACTCAGCTGAGCCTAAAAGTATAGCAGAACTAAATGGTTACGGACATACTGTTTACCCTGTAAGCAAAGGTAGAGATAGTGTAGTATATGGTATTAATCTAATAAATCAGAACGAAATATATATAACTGCAAGAAGCAAGAACTTAAAAAGAGAACTACAAGGCTATGTCTGGGCAAAAGACAAAGAAGGCAATACACTACAAAAGCCTACAGGTGCGCATCCTGACTGCATAGATGCTGCAAGGTATGTACTAACAGATCAATTAGAAAACCCAAACAAAGGGGAATACTACATTTACTAAATGTTAAAATTTTGTTAAAATATATAATAGTTAAAAAAATGTTTATATATTTACAAAGTAAAACAAAAACAATTATACAAATGGAAACATTTACTAACACATTTGACATTAGCTTTAATCCAACAGGACAACCGAGCAAAGAAAGAGCAAGATTGACTGTAATACTTGAGAATGTATCTTCTGTACAAGAAGCAAGAAAACTTCTATGGGAAACGCAGGGAATACACGTAACAAGTATTAGTAGATTAACTTAAAAAACAGGGGGAGGCAACTCCCCTTTTTAATACTTATATTATGAGCAAATCAAGAGAACAGTTTTTACACAACTTAATAAAGGCAAAACGCCAAGCAGAGTTAGAACGTGAGATTCGTGAAGCCACAAAATTAGATAGGCTGCGGGATGCAGAAGTGTACCCTACATTTGGTAAAACCAATTTATTTTAATTATGAAAGAAGATATACAAATTTTAAAACAAGTATTTACAAAAAAGAATATAGTATTAGCTATACTATTTAACGCTATAGCTTACGCTAGTATGTATGCTTTTTTATATGGGTTTTTATATTTAAGATATGATTTAGGTTGGATTTAGATTACATTAACAAGGTAAAAGCCTGCTGGGATAATGATATATATGTAGTGCAAAAACCTACAAAGCGTGGAGTGCAAAAAGGAGTTGACGTTACATTATATATAGATTACAAAGGCAAAGGAAAAGTAGAAGGAAGTGAAACGTATAAACAAAATAGTATAGAACTAAGCGAAGCAATAATAACAGCATATAAATACGCTTACGAAAGGTTTATAAATAAATAGTTTTTTCATTTGGTTTTTGTTTGAGGATTGGGTAGCATTAGCTACCTTTTCCTTTTTATACATATTAGTAATTAATTTATTGTAATTATATGAAGATTGAAATAAACGTACCTGACTCGCTAAACGAAATAACTTTAGCACAATATCAGAAGTTTGAAAAGCTAAATACAGAGGAAAACAAGGACAGCACTTTTCTACTGCAAAAGATGGTTGAAATATTTTGTGGTTTACAACTTAAAGAAGTAGCGACAATAAAGTATAAAAGTGTACAAGTAATTGCTGGGCATTTAAATAAGATATTTGATGTAAAGCATTCTTTAGTTCCTACGTTTACTTTAAACGGTGTTGAGTATGGTTTTATACCAGTACTTGACGATATGACATTAGGCGAGTATATAGATCTTGATGAAAGCTTAGGCGATTGGCAAAGTATGCATAAAGC